TTCATAGATTTCCTCTATTGGTTTTGGTGGAGCGATAGCATCCAATGGGTTGCGTGGGATATCCTTGATCTCTGCTGGCTTGGCATCTGACGGGTAGTCTGCTGCCTCCTCGGTGGTGATGAGTCCCTTTAGCGCATCTGGGAAAGCATCACGCAGGGCAAAACCTCTGGCTCTCATCTGTAACATCCGCTTTGGATAGCTAGTCCACGGTCCCTGTTTGTTCCACAGTCCTGCCCGCTTGGCATCCTCCACTGAGAACCGTGCTGTGACAGGCTTACGCCCCCTTCTGTGGGCGATACAGACTGCGACAGGGTTCGGTGTACCTTCGCCCTCAAAAAACTCCTCTACGCCCTCACAGGCTGGGTGTGCCTGCACCAGTGCCATTGCTGCATCACCGTAGACTGACGGCTTGCCATTGATGACTGAGATGTTTTGCAAAGCTTGCATCGGAGCAAGTCCGATCTCGGTTCCCCATTGGATAGCGACCAAGATATCAAGCGGCTTGCCTGCGTAGTTCTTCGGGACAAGATTGCTGTTCGCCAACTCGGACGCGAAGTCCTTGGCCTCTGCGAATGTTGTCGGCAGGAACCCTTGCCGCACGGTTAAGTTACTCATTTCTGCCTCTCTTTCATCATTGCATCGGCGTACAGGTAAGCGAATGTCGCGGTCTGTTCTGGCTCCATAGTATTGATGTCTAGCAGAAGACCGTGCATAGCTTCCGCTGCAAAGTAATCGCGCAAATCCATGCCACCGCTATTAATTGTTCCTTGTGGAAACGCTTTCATTGTTTAATTTCCTTCACGGTTAATGATGACTGACGCACGGAGTACGCCGCCTTCCCTTTGACTACGCGATCTTGTGTCGCTTGGTAATTCCGCATAGGCCAACTCACTTGGTAACGTCCTATCGTTGCTTTACTGGCTGTCTGCATGGCTTCTTTGATCTTTGTTTCGCGATCATTGATAACTTCTTCGCACTGCTTTATGTCCTGCTTTGCTTCCAAAATGTCACGCGCCCACGTTTCAAATTCACCGCCGAGCTGGACTGCGACATCTTCTCCCTGCGCCCATGTCCTGTCGGCATCGGCAGAGTTGACAGGCGGGTAGTATTCAATATGCCTATCTATTTTCCAGATGTCAAGTCTACGCTGGAAGTCTCGGGTAGCTTGTGCGATTGCTCGGAGGGTAGCTTCGTGCGGTTTGAACAGGAAGATGCGTAGCTCTGTGCCGCGATATAAGACGCACAGAGCGCCCCATTTAGCGCCGGTAATATCCATCTGTGCCTGAAGCTGAATCACGCCCCTGTAAAGCGCTGGGCTGTGCTCTGGTGCGACTGCTGTCAGCTTGGCTTCAAGGATGCCGCGACCATCTAGCTGAATGCTATCCCCATCCATGACCATGATGCCCTTGTCTTGATCGTTGGCAATGACTAATCCATTGCCGTCTGCGGTTGCGTCAAGAGAGCAGGCAAGCTTTAACAGTGGGTGAAAATAAGGCTCGGGATGCTCAGTGATTAAATTTGAAACTCCCAACCGGACTGCCGCCCTTTCTAATATCGCCGACTCGAACGTGTTGCCCCAGTCCATTGCTTCATTGGTAATGTTTTCCCGTTCCTTGTTTCCCAGCGCATCAATGGCCGCTGATAGTTCATCATTCGGGCTGCGGTATTTGCTGTAACCCATGACAGCGGGCAAGCGGGAAGCGGACAACATTGTGTCTGGTGTAACTTTTCCGACCATGATTTACTCCTTGTTAAAATGTTAATGTGACTCGCTGAATAATTCGCTCGATCAGTGAATGGTTGACTGTATATCCTTGCTCTGCTGACAGGTTGACAAGTAGCAGAACCTGCAAAGCATCCGGTTCTGACAGGTTTGGTGCTACCTCATAGAGGGTTGCGAGTGTGACAGGCATGGTGGTTCCTTTCGGTTCATGTGGCGGTAAAAAAACCCGGTACGCATACCGGGCCGGGTGATGCTCTGGTACTGTCAAGCGGCAAGCTTGATTGAGATAACTTTATGCATGGTCTTTCCGTGTGCAGGGTAGGCGATGACCTTGGCAAGCTTGTGAAAGCAGGCACGGCAACCGTTACACTTGCCCTCATGTTCGTAAGCTTGACAAACTGTCATGCCCTTCTTGGCATCGGCAGCAGATGGGATAATCACGGAACCGTGTAAGCCCTTCGTGTATTGACCGGTCACGCTGTCAGACGAGAACCGAACGGATACATTCTTCAATGCCTGCATTTCAGCGAATACTTGACGGAACTTTGGAAACTTGTACATACGGGTAGGTAACCAGTGCTGGCACCAAGGGGTACGCTTCATGACCTCTAGAATCTTTTCAGCAAGGGCAAGGGTATAGACATCGCCTGAATCAAACCAGCGGAAATAGCGATCTTTTTCTAGTTCTTGGCACATATCGTCAGCCCATTCAAGACGTTTCCAGTCCTCTTGATTATGCAGACGTGGTGCCTTGACGTTATTGAACCGATAGTTCCCTGTGGTTGCATAGCAGCCCTTGCAAGCGTCTACTAGTTCACCGGGTGAAGCAATAGAACCGGGACAAGTATCAATGGCCTGCAGAGACCAAGAGCGGATGCCGTCAAGTTTTGAAGTAACAGAGATTTTGACCATAATGTCATTTCCTTTCAGGGTTGACAGTTAATAATTAAATATTGTCTTCGGTGGTGAGATGAACGGCTGTCAGGCCGACGAAGATAGCGGTATACATAAGCAATTCTGCGGTATCGAAGTCACCAGTGACGGCACCGATCAGGATAACTACTGCCAGCGCGATAAGCGAGAAAGCTTGAATGGTCTTCATTTTCATGTCGTTTCCTTTTAGGGTTGACAGCCCCCGAAGGGGCGGGTTGATTAGATAAGGCCTTTTTTAAAGATCAGAGCGAAAATATATTCGCCGTCTGCATCGTCTGAACAGTCTATTTCGCCCAGTACTTGATGCGGTTTATTGACATCGCAGCAGGATTGCATGATATCGAACTGCTGTCCGTAGTAGTTAACGATGTGTGCCCGTGCGATTGCTTCGGTTCTAGCAGTGGCACGGATACGCTCTACGTTTCCGCGTGTCTTGTTGATTGCTTCGAATTCGTATTGTTTCATGGTCAGGTATCCTTTCAGGTTAATTGACGTTTTGATAATCAGGCATTGCCTGAACCATTAATGTAGTCGATTTTCCTGCTGTCATGGTAATTGATTGTTACTATCAGAAAAGCTTGTTTGTGATAGTCTGCGCCTATGGAACAGAAAGCTACATTATTAAGGTTGCGGGTTGATGTGCGCGAGATGCTCGACCGGCAGGCAGAGCAGCAGAGACGAAGCCGGGTATCGATAGCAGAGCAAGCTATCCGGGAATACTGCCGACAGCATGAGAGCACCGAAGACAAGATGCAAAGGTTAATCAATGCAAAGCTTTGAACTGCCAGAAGCCCCGAAGATAACCAAAGAGAAGCCGGTAGACAAGCGGATGTATACAGTCGTGCCTATCAGAGCAGTGAATGATAGGCGTATCAGACCAGCAGCGATGAGAGCATTGTTGGCTGTCTGTTCATTCGCAAACCGTGCTGGCCTGTGCTGGCCGGGACATGAGAATGTCGGCAAGATGCTCGGAGTCACAAGGCAGGCAGCAGGCAGGCAGGTGAAGAAACTCATTGAAATGGGTTACTTAAAGAAGGTAAAAAACCACACCTACGGCAAGACAGCCCAGATTCTCAGAGTCATATATGACGACAGCATCAGCACTGCTGACCACATGGACAAGGTGAAGTTTGAAGACCTACCACCTACATTGCAAGTGTGGCAACAGATGCAGGCAGATGAACTGTTACACAAGCACAAGGAACCAATTAACATTGTTGCATTAACGGCAGAAAAGAACGAACGTTCGTATTTAAGTGTGGATGATGTAATGTTAATGTGGAAGAAGTCATGTGCTGCTGCTGGCATTAGCAGGATTGTAACTACTGAAGATCGTCAGGCAGTGGTGTCGATGTGTGCTGCTGGCTTGAGCAGGGAGTCATTCGAGCGTGTCCTGTCGCAGGTATTCGCAGACTGGCAGCAGTATCGCAGAGAGCCACCACATCGGCTGGCGTGGTTCGCTGCCAGACTGGCATCAGCGTGAGGCCACCCTTACCTCCCCCCCACCCCTTCCCTGTATCGGTGGGTACTTGACTCAATTTTTCCCAGCTTTTTCAGGTTTTATATAACGAATAAGTCTAAAAGCGGGCTGTTACAGACTTTTTTATATATAACGCTGAGGTAGTTAGCGGATGGCTTAGAAGCGTTGGCTACGAAGGAAAGGCCCTCACGGGGTGGGCAATAAGAACCTAACCCATATTTTTTATATAGGAGTAATCCATTACTGGATGCTTGTTCTAGTTTATCTAGGCTAACAGAGGGGCCAGCCTCTGCAAGAACTATGTGTCCCGATATTCTCTACTTGATCTCATCCGAGAGTATGAATAAGGAGTACCGTCCTATTCGCCACGTTTATTCCCTTGGTCACAAGCTACCGACGGGAGGGGTGGGTTATGCCCCCTGAATGAAGTATAGTAGATAGGCACAGTTGTGCAAATAACTTTTAGTAATCTCTTTGGAGAGCCACATGAACTATGGTAATAAGCCTTATGAGTTGCAAGATGACAATGGTAATCTGTTTTTAAACAAGAAGAAGAATGAGAATAGCCCGGACTGGTCTGGGAAGATGAAGTTAAATGGTCAGGTGTTCTATCTGTCGGCTTGGGAGAAGAAGACGAAGAATGGGGATCTGTTCTACTCGGTACGGCTTGGGAAGATGGTGCCAGCAGAACCTACCCAGCACTCGATAGATAAAGGCAATGGGTATATGCCTAACGATAAAAAAGATAATATGGATGACGAGATACCGTTCTGATATATTGTTCTCCGGGGAAAGCGGATGAACGACAGGAGCCTAGGCGAGTGGCGTTTGCAGCGAGTACCCAACTAATAATCCTTAAAGGAGCCATATGAAATATCTCATCGCACTCTGGCTAGCAGCTACCGCAACTATGAGCTACGCAGCTTGCACCTACAATACCTATTGCAGCGGTGGACAATGCGTCTACTGCACTACCTGCTGCTACGGCGGTAACTGTAATACCACTTGTAATTGATACAGACAGCCGGGATAGACCGGCATCAAGACGCAAGGGCAGGCCATAGGGCGATAGTGGCATATTGCACACAGCCAACTGGGAATGCAACCTGCCCTTCCGTGTTGGTTTGAATGCGCTTGTGGGTAATGACCGAAGGACAACCGTTCGGGGCTAAGAACCAACAACCTATAAAGAGGACAGTATGGACAAAGACTTTGGATTTATCCGCTTACCAAAGGGCATTGAGATGAGAAAGCCCTATGCCAGCGAACTCAAGTATTTTAAAAAGAACGCTAATGTGGCAGGCATGGCGACAGAAGATAACCGGGTTATTTTAAACCCCTATTCCAATCTGAATCCAGACCAATACCAATCCGTTGCCGTCAATGAGGCCAGCCGCATTATGATGCGCCAACCTGAGTTCAAGCCTGACTTTGAATTGACTAACCAACAAAAAAGTTTTCTTGACACGACAACCTATCGCAATGCCACAGAAGATGAGCGCCGGGCGACAATCGCAGCCAGAATATTATCTGGCGACTCTTCCGCTGGAGTTGCAACGTCTGAACAGAATATGTTTGTTGATCGATTAAAAAACGCATTTCAAGCTAATCAGTAATGGCCGTCACCAAACAAATACCATCACTAAAGCAGTGGGGCGGTGTCCAAAATGTCCAGAAGCGTCTGGGTGGATCCGCTACCATTGCCAAGAACAGGGAAGCTGTCGCTTACTCCCTGCTGACTATTGCCAATACCAAACTCACCGACATCATGGAGTGGGATGACCAAGGCAATATTAAAGTCAAAGCCAGTAAAGATATCCCTGAACACGCACTGCAAGCTATCAAGTCCATCAAAGTCAACGAGCGCTATGACAAAGAAGGTGGCTGTGTGCGTACTCTAGACATAGAACTATACGATAAAGTCGGCGTTCTACGCATCTTAGCTAAAGCCTCGGGACTGCTGGATACTGCCGAGGAGTCAGATAAACCGAGCGTTATCGGCATTAATGTCAAAGCGCCTGAGATCATCGATGTGGAGGATGTTCGTGAAGACCAAAGAGCAGAGCAGTAAAGAACTCCCCATCACAGGATTAAATCTCGACTTTTCCACTAGCCCAATGGCGTGGAAGTTCCTGCAATCTAACGCCTTTGTTCGTGGCATCATGGGGCCAGTAGGAAGCGGCAAGTCCTACGCCTGCTGTGCCGAGATTATGATGAAGGCCGTACAGCAAAAGCCTTCTCCGGTTGACGGCATTAAGTACAGCCGCTTTGCGATTGTCCGAAACAGCTACCCGATGCTAAAGACCACGACGATTAAAACGTGGCTTGACCTGTTCCCAGAGAATACCTTTGGCCCCCTGCTATGGACACCACCGATTACCCATCACATCAAGCTGCCAGCAAGAGATGGTGCTGCCGGGATCGACTGCGAGGTGATCTTTCTTGCGCTGGATCAGCCAAAGGATGTGAGAAAGCTGCTCTCATTGGAGTTGACAGGTGCATGGGTCAACGAAGCACGAGAACTACCCAAAGCAGTGATCGACGGATTGACACACCGGGTCGGACGATACCCGACTAAGCGGGACGGCGGTGCTACTTGGCACGGCATTATATTGGATACAAACCCAATGGATGATGACCATTGGTGGTTTAAGCTCGCAGAAAAGGAGAAGATGAGTGGGGCGTTTAAGTGGGAATTCTTCAGACAGCCCGGAGGAGTCATCGAGACTGATCTTGCAGAACTTCCAGAAAATCCTGAGGCTAACGATTGCATCTATAGCGCAGGAAGATGGTGGCAAAAGAATACTAAAGCTGAAAATATCAGCAACCTCCCCGCTGGATACTACCAGCAAATGCTCCTCGGAAAAAACCTAGACTGGATTCGCTGCTACGCCGAAGGTAAATACACCTACGTCCAAGAAGGTAGACCCGTCTGGCCTGAGTACGACGACAACCTCATGTCAGCCGACTTGGAATACGACCCAAGCCTGCCCATCCAAGTAGGACTCGACTTCGGTTTGACCCCAGCCGCCGTCATTGGACAGAAAACAAGCGCCGGTACATGGAACGTCTTGCACGAGATCGTCACCTTTGACATGGGTCTGGAGCGTTTCGGCCAGCAACTGCTGGGTGAATTAAACGCCCGGTTCCCTAAAGCACAAGTAATGATCTGGGGTGACCCAGCCGGTATGCAGCGAGACGCTATTTACGAAGTCACCGCCTTCGATCACCTGCGAACACTGGGGTTACGCGCCCAGCCTACCCCAAGTAACGACTTTAAAGTACGCCGGGAAGCAGCCGCAGCCCCAATGCAGCGCTTAATCCAAGGTAAACCCGGCCTGATTGTGGATAAATCTTGCAAGCTACTGCGTAAATCCTTGGCTGGCGGCTACCATTTCAAGCGCGTAGCTGTCGGCGTAGGGCAAGAACGCTTCCGAGACGCACCGAATAAGAACGAACACTCCCACGTCGGCGATGCCTTCGGCTACCTGCTGCTAGGCGGGGGTGAGCACCGCAGAATGACCAAGTCTCCCATAGGCGCAGGCGGTCAATTCATCCAACAAACCTCCGCATCCATAGACTTTGACATCTTTGCTTAAATAATGATATACGCGTGATATCATTGTATTGCTGTTTACCGCAAAAGGAATACAATTTCTTCCAAATATTTTGTTAGAGATC